ACAGTGTTTGAAGTCGTCAGTAAATCGATGGGAGGGCAGATCACCGGTGGGCGCGGCGGCTATCCTGGGCCGGGATTCTCTGGCGCAGTCATGCAGGACGATCCGGATAAAGTTGAGGACATGTTCAGCCCAATCAAGCGCGAGAAGACGCACCGGATCCAGGTTGATACCATCCGGTCACGCCGCGGCGACAAATCGAAGAATAACGCCACACCGTTCGTTGTTGTCCAGCAAAGACTTCACCAGCAAGATACATCCGGCTTCCTTTTGGGTGGCGGTTTCGGCAAAAACTTCAACTTCGACCTAATCAAAATCCCGGCCCTAATCGATGACGACTATATCCAGTCCCTGCCAGAGTGGATCCGGGATAAGTGCTGGGAATCAGTCAAAGACTCCGAGCAGGTCAATGGCTATTGGTCCTACTGGCCCGAGATGGAGGACATTGGCCAGCTCATGGACCTATGGGAGCGCAACGAATACACCTTCCAGGCCCAGTACATGCAGACCCCGATCGCGCTTGGCGGCCAGATATTCCACAGCGATTGGTGGAAGTTCTACGGCGATCAGGAAGGGTGTGACGAGGCCCGGCCGATCACCTTTGAATACCGATTCATCACCGGTGACACCGCGATGAAGACCGGCGAGCGCAACGACTTCAGCGTGTTCATGTGCTGGGGCGTGTGGCAAGACAAGTTGTATTTACTCGACGTGCTGCGCGGCAAATGGGAGGCGCCAGAGCTCAGGTCTATGTTCATCAACTTCGTCGCTAAGCACTGGGATCTAAACACCACCGGCAACCACGGCATACTGCGAAGCATTCACATCGAGGACAAGGCGTCAGGTACTGGATTGATCCAAGAGGCTGGGCGGCAGATAGCACTGCCGATCACTGCGGTTCAGCGGGGCGCCGGTCAGAACAAGACGGTCAGAGCCAGAGACGCAGCTCCTCAGATCAAGATGGGTAAGGTGATTCTGCCGATGGGTGAGCCCTGGGTGATGGACTTCGTTAGCGAGCACTCACAATTCACCGAGGACGATTCGCACGACTGGGATGACCAGGTCGACAACACCTGTGATGCCGTCGAGATCGCCATTACTCGCCCCGGCCAATCCTGTGTTAATATGCTCCTATCGAGCCGCCAACGAAACAGAGCAGGGCTATAGTATGCCAACCAAGATTGTAGCAATCGTGAACACAGCATTTACCCAACTTGACACGGGGGCTGTTGGATCAGAGGTAGCGCTTGATATGCAAAACAACAGCGATGCTACTGTCACAGTGGTTTTCTCGGCTACGTTGCCAACTGTTGGTACAGACGGATACTTGGTCAGGCCAGGAAAAGGCGTGGTCCGTAACGGGCACACGGGCAGCATGTGGGCTAAGACTGGCGGCGGACAATTTGCAGCAGATGTCGTAGTAGGCGAATAGCATGGTTGATTTCGTCAACAGGAATCCTCTGACCAGTCGGTTTGTGAATGAGTCTGCTGCTGCTTCGTTGTTCCGGCGGTTCACGCTAGGCACTGGAGGGTTTGACTTTGCCAGGAACGGTAACCAGTTCGGGCGTGCTGCCAACGGAGACTTAGTCCTATCAACTCAAGACGTATCGGCCCATATATTCGGCCTAGGGATTCTGCTTGAAGACTTTTCAACCAACCTGTTTTTTAACTCATTTGTCCCATCAACGCAGACAATCACGGTTGCGGCTGTAGCCCATACTATTACTGTAAAAGGCACAGGGAATATCACGGTAACAGGTGTTGGCTCGGGTATAGCTACAGAAGGCTCACCTCTCACACTAACACCCACAGCTGGCGGCCTGATCTGCACAGTCAATGGAACACTGACAAACGTCAACGTAGAGGTTGGAAGCGTCGGCTCATCATTCATCGAGACTTTCGGAGCAACAGCCTCCCGTTCACCAACCGCACAATCCAAGGCCTTTCCTTTTCGTCCTAACGAAATGAGTTTTCACATTAAAATGAGGCCTAATTTTGACGGAACTGATGATAAAGGATCATTTGTAAGAGCATTAACCATACAGCCCTTAGTTGATTCCGGAACTGATAATAACAGTCTTCAGGTATTTTTCTCTCAAACAATAGGCCGGGTATCCCTTGGGCATCGGGACGGGCTAGGGGCGTTTACTCAAATAGACGTAGACATATCCTTTGTGGCGGGTGATCTATTAAGCATTCGAGGAAGAAAATCAAAAAATGGGATAAAGTTTTGGGTTAATGCCGAGACTCCTGCTGAGAATTCCGGTATTACCGCTGACTTCCTTAATGCTCCAGACAAAATCGCTTTAGCAAATAGACGAGTAGGATCAGCTTTGCAGAAAGCCAATGGAGTTTACGCGTCATCACAGTTTTGGAGCTTTGCCCAGTCTGATACCTTCTTAGGTAATTTGATATGATCAACCTCTGGGTGGCGGTCAGAGAGGACGTCGGGCTTGAGGCCCTCAAACTGGGTCGAATCCTAACGCACCCTGACATGGCGCATATTGAAAGCGCCATGAAGAACGAGACTTTAGCTGGCAAAGTCTGGACTCTCTACTCCGCATACCTAGAGCCGACCTCTGCATCAAAAACCAAGATCAAGACCTGGCTGGATAATCATGTTGGGCAGGTGGCAGTTTGCGGGGCGTGGAATATGGATGGTACTCAGGTACTCAAGGCCAGCGGCACCCCGATGTTCCCTATCGACCAGCGACTGATCAAGTTCATGCCGGATGATATCGTCTATGGCCCGGACGGCCTAGAGATAAGCAGGACAGCCGCAACAGAACTTGATCAGGTAAACGTACTTGCAGGCGCGCAATCACCCAGGATGTTCCAATGAGCCACAAACAAGGCATGATGCAGGTCATCACCAATGCGCTGATTAGCCGATTTGCGTCTAGCTTCGGCACGCTTGACCAGAAGCACCAGCAGGCATGGGCGGACTATGGCTATAAGGATACCCTGGAGTTTCAGGACTTCTGGTCCATGTTCCGCCGCTTCGGCATCGCCAAAGCCGGCATTATGCGCCCGGTTGAGAAGTGCTGGCAGTCCAATCCGACCATTCTGGAGGTTCTTGCCGACGATAAGCCACACGACCAAACGGACTGGGAAAAGTCCCTCGAACTGTTCGCCAAAAACATATATCTCTGGAACCGCCTGCGCGGCGTCGACTACCGCAACCGGGTCGGCCGATATGCCGGGCTGATCATGATTGTTCGCGATAACAAGGCGATCGATCAGCCTATGGGCCGGGTCAGCATCGAGCAATTCGCCAAATTTATACCTGTGTTCGAGGGTCAGCTTTTTGTTAAAGACTGGAACCAGGATCAGACGAGCGACACCTATTCAGAGCCTGCGATGTATCAGTTCCAAGAGACCGCCGCCGGCGACCGCGACCCTAACAGCGTTAGGGCTGTCGATGTCCATCCGTCCCGGGTCATCATCTGGGCAGAAGGGGCTGACGACGGCAGCATTTACGGCGTGCCCGCGCTTGAGGCTGGATTCAACGATCTGATCACCATGGAGAAGATCATTGGTGCAGGCGGCGAGGGGTTTTGGAAGAATAGCCGCGGGTCGCTTCATATTGATATCGACAAGGACGCTAACCTTCAGCAACTGGCCCAAGCGCTGGGCACTGACCTGACGGGGCTTCCGGATGCGCTGGAGACTCAGATCGAGGCCTTTGCTAAGGGTTACGATAAGCAGTTACTTACTCAGTCCATGAGCTCGACCCCTGCATCGATCAACATGAGCGACCCTGAAAAGCCGTTTAAGATCGCGCTTGAGGACTTCGCCGCGAGTATCCCGGTGCCGGCCACCATCCTGATCGGGCAGCAGACTGGCAGGCTGGCATCGGACGAGGACGGCAACAGCTGGGATCTGACCAACATGAGCCGGCGTGAGTCGTTCGTGATCCCTCAGATCGAGCTGACCATTCAGCGGCTAATGGAGATCGGCGTCATCGAGCGCAAGGAGTTCGTGGTTGACTGGGAGAGCCTGATTGAGCCGACCCAGAGCGACCGGCTTGATAACGGCCTAAAGATGGCGCAGATAAACCAGGCCGGCGTTGCAACCGGTGTTGTGCCATTCGGTTCTGACGATATCCGCGATACCTCTGGGTTTGATGCTGAGGAAGATGACTTGGTAGGCGAAACTGATCTGTTAGACCTTCCTGAGCCAGACGCCACAGATGCCTAACTCCATAATCCCGCGCAACAAGCAGAACCCGAGCAACACCGGCCGGATTGTTCGCAGGACCAACAAGGTCATCTCCGACCGGCTGGACGCGGCCCAGCGTGCCGTGTTGGCCCGGTTCAACTCGATACCCTTCAGGATCATCAACGACGAAACCGGAGAGGTGATCACCAACGCCATTCGCTACGTGTACCAGCTTGATGCCCAGCTGATCGCCGAAACATCAGAATTCATCCAAGCGATAATCGAGCAATTCATCCTTGAGAACCGCAGCCCCAACTATTTCCTCAACCAAGCCATGGGCAACGCATACGCGATCGGCACCGGTGAGGCTGTCACCAACCTTGGTCTGATCTCTGACGACTACAACCGCAGCATCGAGCAGGTGCTTAACTCGCCAGCGTACCGCAGTCGGCTTCAGTTCATCCAGGCGCGTGCATTCGAGACTATGGTTGGCTTTGCCGGGGATACCAGGGCGGACCTTGCCAGGGTGCTCGGAGAGGGCATGGCGTCGGGCCAGTCTCCGCGGACTATCTCGGCCACCGTCAGGAAGCGGTTTGATGTGTCCCAGTCGCGGGCCGAGCGCATCGCTCGCACTGAAATTAACATGAGCCACCGGAGAGCCCGGTGGGATGAGTCGGACAGTGCGCGGGATGATCTGGGCATATTCACTCGGCAGCTTCACTTGAGCGCCTTTCTGCCGACTACCAGGGTGACGCATGCTGCCCGGCACGGCACTCTGCACACCACCACCGAGCAGGAGGAGTGGTATCAGATTGATGGCAATGCGATTCACTGTTACCTACCTGATACCAAGGTCAGGGGGCACTTTACGGCAGGCTCAAAAGCTCATTACTCTGGGGACGTCATCAATATCATGACTGCTGGTGGTCGGAATCTCACCGTTACCCCGAATCACCCCATACTTACCTGTCACGGGCTCACCACTGCCGCAAAGATCATGGAAGGCGATGATCTTGTCACACACAATCCCGAGATCAAAGATTTTGCTGGGATAGGTAACCTGGACAACGATCATGTTGATGCCAGCATAGAGCATGTGTTTGGCTCTCTTGTGAAGATCGGCCATTCTAGCCTTCGACGGGTGATGGGAATAGACTTCCATGGCGACGCGGCTGGAATGGAGGAATACGTCAATATTGTAAATGTCGAAAGGCCACTGGATGTCGCAGCTGACGCCTCTGTCTCGAAGGTCTTGCATGATCTCTCGTTCGTAAAGACCGATTCTGTTATCCGTCATGACAGCGGCTCTTTTCCGCTTAACATCGTCACTGTCTATCTGTCCGCGTCTGGCTTCGTGCGCATTGCTCGTGAGAGCCTTGCGTTCCTTCGACGTCATCTTGTCTGCCCGGTTGTAGCATGCCTCGCTTCGGCCCCTGTATTTAAGCTTTTCAGCATCGAACCATCTGTTCAGTGTAATTCTGGAAACGCCAGTCTCTCTGCTGATTTGCAGGATGGACTTGCCACCCACGTGCTCAGCATGAATGGCAGGGATGTCGAACCGATCCTTCATGGTGAACTGGGAGCATCTGAACCCGCTCTCATGGAACCAGTCGCTTATGGTCCTGCCGCAGACGTCAAGGCTCTTAGCGATGCTGTTGACGGACTCGCCGGACTTGTATCGTTCGATAAGGTCGTTGACATTCGCTCTGTTTTTTACACTGGTCATGTTTATGATCTCCAGGAGGTCAGTGGATTAATGGTAGCCAATGGCATAATAGCAAGTAATTGCCGTTGTAGCACTACCGAGGTGTTAACCGATCAGGAAGGCACCCCGGACAACCCCACATTTGTCGCCAAAGTCAAAGGCGATGGCAAATCATTCTTCTCTAAATAGCGCTTGACGTAAGCCTGTCTGTGGGACTATCCTTGTTGCATCGCTAACAGGGAGAATCACATGACCGAGAAATACCTCTGCCACGAATGCTGTGACACCATCGGTATCACGTCCAACGAGATCGCAGTTAACGAGTGCGGCCGGAAGGACTGCTACGGATGCGGCGACCGTGACGACTGGCGCCTACATTACGCATCTCAAGATGAGATTGACGGTCAGATTGATTCCTGGAAAAAGAGGGTGGGAAAATGACCGACTGCCGCGTATCCCGCGACGAACTCAATCACGACCGCCCCGACATCATTGACCACGAAGACCGGATGCTAGCCGCACGCCAGTCTATAAAAGACCGCGTTGACGAGATGCTTGATGCCGATATCGAAGGGTTTGAGGTGCTTGAAATCCTGATCGACTCTGACGACTTCATGCTGGCGCTGAAGCAGCTGCTTGCGTTGAGGGCTGATGTATCATTTGGATCAATGGTTACAGTCAAAGAGGCGCTTAAGCATTCCGTAGCGGCAAGTAAGCTGATCCTGGCCGCCGAAGCCTACCTACTTGAACTCGAGGAGCTGAAATCATGAACCAACTGAAAGAATCATACGACCACGCTGTAAAGATGGGCGCCATCCGGGTGCCGGTGTTTGTCGATGGTGCCATGCGTGAGGCGATCGAGGAGCATGACCGAGTTAAGGCTGAGCTGATGGAGTTGCGGTTGGCTGCCAGCAAGATGGCGATCGAGGCGGGTATTATAGCCAGGCCTGTTACCAAGACAGAAGCCGATGAGACTGTTCTTGGTGTCGGGCTTTTTACTGAACTGCTTAGCGAGTCTGAACTGCGCTTCAGGCGGCTGTCGGTTAAGTATGAGAAGCTGCGCGCCGCTTCGTTCGAAGTTCGTGACAGCGTGCATAGCGTGTCGGCTTCGGCTGATGCCATGAAGCAGCTGCATGAGGTGCTTTCCAGTGAGTGGGCTTAACTGGTTCTTCGGCGAGTCGCGGTCATCGATCGCGTTTAAGGTGTGCATCGTGATTGGGTGCTTTTTATTGGTTGGTGGATTGGAGGATGTGGGATGAAAATAACAATGGATTTCGCACGGCAGGATGACTGCCTTGATCGAATGGTTCCGTCTGACTTGCGGGTGTTGGTGTCAGAGATCGACCAATACCGAATGGCAGCAGAGGCAGAGGCTAAGCGTGGGGATGAGCTGGCGGACAGGGTTGAGCGGCTGGATAAAGCAGCCAGGGAATTGCTCTGCAACCTATCTGGCTACCATCACACAATTGACAGCATCAATATCAAAGATGATCTACGTGAAGCACTGGGCGAGAAGCGCGCAGCCTCTCTCCTGCTTCATGATGCTGGGGTATTGGAGAAAGTAGTCGAGGATCGCGTATCGTTATTAACAGATCTTGTTACCGGCGCAATCGACAACGCCCGAGTTTACGCGAGCAAGCATGGCTCGATAAGCCTTGCAGCTTTGCGATTTATAGCCGCCGAACTACGAAAGCAAGCCGCAGAGCAGGAGTCAAAATCATGAACATCATCGAACTACGCGCAGAGGTTGAGTCCCAGCTCGAGCAGGCAATGGCGATCGACTGGAGCAACCCAAAGAATTTAAGCCCGCTGGGCATTGTCTTAACGTTCCAGATGGCAGCCGTAAAGCTACTGATGGAACCGAAAAACCAAATGGCTATGTACCAGAACGCACAGCGCAAGTGGCTGAAGTTGTGGGGGTTGGGATGAGTGAGCTGGAAGCCTGTCCATTCTGCAAAACCAATCAGTTAGAAGTGGTTAAGATAGACATGAAAGATCCTGATCGTGATCTGATCAAATGTCGCCGCTGCAGAGGTCAGGTAATGCGATATCACTGGAACACACGCCACATCACCCTAGACCAAGCCAAGCAGGTACTAGCAGAGGCGGGGATGGTGGATCAGAACGAACTGTATAAGAACGCTTCCGATATGCTTATTGACGCCGTCGATAATCATTATCCTGACAGCCCTGAATTTGAAGAGCTTTATGTGAATGCTAAAGAGATGATCAAAACAGCACAGGAGATAAGCGGTGATTAATATATTTCTACCAGGACAAAGAGTTCCCGCATGGCTTCAGAAGGTTAGCCCGGTCGGTTGTATGAAGTTCGGCGGTCTAGCCATGGTCTATCAGCGGAATGGATCTTACCATATTAGAGATTTGATCGGATTCGACAGCATCCTACGTGTTGACCCTTCATATCAGATAATTACCTTGGAAGGACAATCAACCGAAGGATTTGATGGTGGAGTCGTGCTTCATGGTAATCCATTAATCAGATGGCATACGGCGGCAGGGTTCGCGATATCACTACTAGTGGCATCATCGGTATTCACTTATGCCTAACCCAATCGAATCAATCAAGCTGATCCTGTTTTCCCTGGGCCTTGCTCTGCTGTGCCTGTCGTTAGCCGTGCCCTGGCGATTCGCACCGGCCTGTGTCCTGGGATGGCTGCTGTCCTGGGCCGCAGTCCACGCCATATACTGGTTTGATCAGAAATTCGATGTAGACAAATACCAACTATTTGACGATTAAATTATCCTGATAAATAAACATGTTTAGTTGAGGTGAGTATGTGTAACGATTGCGATGGAACTGGATGGATTTGTGAAAACCACTCAGATAAGCCTTGGCAGGACTCGGGGAGCGTTAAATCATGCGATTGTGGCGGTGCTGGCAGAAACTGCGAATGCAATCCAGATGCCCGTTTTCCTCCAGATTACAGGGTCATACAATCAAAGAATAAGAATGAAATTGATACCATCCATTAGTAATGATTATCGTTAAATGCAGTCGAGGTGTAATTATGATTAGCGAGTGGCTAAAACTGTTCTTCTTCGTGATGGGCCTGGTTGGAATCGCTCAGGCGGTGGCGCTGGACCCGTGGTATATCGTTGCGGTCGTCGTGAATTGGTCGCTGGCCCACTTTGTTCATTGGTTTATGACCGGCTATCCGATGGATGCCTATTTCGACCAGCTGGACCACTGCGCGATGATGGACGGGCGATATTAGTATTGACTGACGCGTGTGGCTGGCTATAATGTCAGTCACACGCAAGGGAGATGGTTATGATCGATTCAGCAGAAAACACCGGCTCAATGCGACTCAGGCTTGAGCGATACGCATACACGCCAGCGGGTACGCTCGGGCGGTTGTTCGTCGGCGACACTGTTCTGGCCACGGTCGAGCGTCCATGGTTGGGCAATCGCCCATTCGAGAGTTGTATTCCGCAAGGCCACTACAGGTGCGAACGCTACAGCTCGGTTCGGTTCCCGGACACCTGGCAGATCGTAGCGGTGCCAGAGCGGACGTTCATACTGTTCCATGTCGCCAACTATCCGGCCGATGTAGAGGGCTGCGTTGGCCTGGGTATGTCGCAAATGGGAGACAGGGTGGCGGTGTCTAATAGTCGAAAGGCAGTCGAGATGTTCCGCAAGCTGACCTCCGGATACAAGCACCTGGATATCCTGATCTCGCAGTACATGCCGGAGTATCCGTGATGGAAGTTAAATATGTCTTGAAAATTGACGGTGGATTTGTGCGTGAATGGGATATTGCACAGATAGAGGATGCCGGATCAATGTTCGCTCTAACCAAGATGGACAACCCTGATTCTCTGGTTGAGTTGGCCAGGATAGAAGAAGATGTTGTGATGACCAGTAAGGCGAGGGTGAGAGCATGCGATTTATAGCGATCCTGATTGTGGCTTTGCTTGCAAGTGGGTGCAGCCAAGTAGTGACTCAGGCCGAGTTGGCTGCAATTGAAGAATACTGCACACACAGAGGCGGCGTTTATAGCTATAGCGTATGGGTCGGAACTTCGTCTGATATTGTTCACTGCAGAAATGGCGACTGGTCAAGAATCGTCGATTTATAGGAGTCATTCTCAATGCGAAAGCTAAACAAAGCCTATCAGTTCATCGTCGATAACTGGGCGTCAATGACTGTGGTCAATATCGCCAACACTCTCGATAAAGAGAAGGGATATGTAACCTCCATAGCCACAAAGCTGCGGGCGCGTGGTTACGACCTGCCACTCAAGAGCCGGACGCCTATCAACACAGAGTGCTCCATCCAACGCAACGCGGCGATACTGAAGCAGCTGCAGGAGGCTCACAAGGCCGGCACCATTTACGGCACAAACGCCTATTACGCGCTTGCTAACGAGATTTTAAGCAACGGTCCATACGACCTGGCCCGCATGAAGTCCAGCTTTAACCACTACATTCGCAAGTATCACGCCGGGAATATGGAGGAGATTGTGACCAAGACTGGCATTCCATTGGACAAGACGCGCCCTGGCAAGCTTCTTTGCATGACTAGCTGGGTTGATTCTGGTCGGGTTGGGGAGTGTTTTGGGTGACTACTAACCGAGGAGGACATATGGGCTTTCCAAACAAAGCAGGGGATCACCCAGATACTGATGAAATATTGACGTCAGAGTTGATAGCAGCAGGTATTAAGGTGAATAACTTTGAGGCATTGCGCGCAGGTAGCGGGGAGGTAAAAACTGCAATACTGGGCGATCTTCATGGGTGGACGTTTAAGCGCGCATGGTATTACTGGGTTTGCAAAGGTCCAGGGATTGAGGTTGAAGCTGCCGAGCGTCTGCACGCCAAGCATGGCAATACGGTTCGGGTTAATGGTCACTGCGGATGCCCAAGCCCTAAAGAGTGGTTCAAAGGGCTTGCTTGCGGCAGCTACCACGTAGACGACGCCGAAGGATTAAAGGCATTGGCAGATACGATACGGTCTCTTGTGACTGAATAGCGTCTAATTAAGAGACAAAAAGCCCGCCTAACCCGCGGGCTTTTTCATGTGGTATCATTTAACCAATTGAATGGAGCCACAGCACATGCGCAAACAAATCCGCGTCAACGTCCGGTCAACCCTCGCAATGAATGCGGCTGATATCAGCTCAACGACTATTGAGGGCAAAGAGCACATCATCATCAGCGGTGCCAAGCACATGATCGCCGATACGGTGATGAATGGAATTCTGTACACCTCGCAAGACACCTTCCAGCTTGGCGACGACCTCAAGGCCAGCGCCGCGTTCATCCCGGCCCCTGCCGAACATCCAATGGTCAACGGCGCGTTTGTATCCGCCGCCGACCCCCGCGCCCTGATTCAGCACAACGTGGGTGCCATGCACCTCAATTTCCGCATCGAGCAGAACCGCCTGATATCTGATGTGGCCATCGATCCCGAAGTGGCTTTCCGGTCTGACCGTGGCCGCGAGCTATTGAAACGGATCGAAACACAGCAGCCTGTCGATATCTCCACCGGATTCTTCCTGCGTCGCATTGAGGAGCCGGGTACCGCGTCTAACGGCG